TAAAGATATTAAACAGCTCGCGGCGGATATTGCCAGGCATCAAAAGGAGCTTTCGCGTTACATGAAACGTGATGCCCCGCGAATTGCCGGCAAACTTGGTGTCGATCATTTTCGCGAGAGTTTCGATAACGAAGGTTTTACAAACAATGGGCTACACAAATGGCCAGCCCGAAAACATGACACAGGCCGGAAAATATTAACTGGTGAGACGAAAGAACTACAAGACTCGATTGATTATGACATTAATCTTGCAAAAGTTGGTTTTGGGTTCGACGTTGCATACGGATCAATTCACAATCAAGGAGGGATCACTCATCCGTCGGTTACAAAAAAGTCAAGGAAATGGGCTTGGTACATGTTTAAGAAAACAGGCGACCCTAAGTATAAAGGTTTGGCTATGACCAGAAAAACACGCCTCGAAGTCAGGATACAGCAACGCCAGTCAATTGGGCACTCAAAAGAATTGATTGATAAAGTTGACACCCGGATTGAACGGGACATTACCAACATTTTAAATAGTTAACCATGTTTACCATTTACCAACAGATTGCCAATAGGCTGCAAAGCAAAGTAACAGGCTTAAGAACTATCGATTTTGACAATGGACAGCTTGCCGATCCGGAGAAAGCTTACCCGCTTGACTATCCTGCGGTGTTAATTGATCTGGAAGACATAGTTTGGAACGATGAAGCCCAGAAGATACAGAGCGGAAAGGCGACCCTAAGCATTACTGTTGCGGTGCTTCCTGTAAACCAAAGCCATCAGAATTCACCAACCATTAATGAGTACGTCCGTCAAATGGCAGTAATAAACGATGTTTACACAGCACTAAAAGGTTACTCCGGCGGCGATATTCCTCCAGTTCCTGAGCCTGTCGAAGGTGATCCGGTTGGCGAGCCTGTCGAACCAGTTTCATTTTCGCCGCTAACTCGCACACGCACCCAGCGGCAAAAACGATACGATAAGATTCAGGCATTCACACATACTTTTACCACCAGCTTTAAAGACAGGACTGCGCAGTCCATCTATACCAAGCCAGTGCAACCGCCTGAACTTGATCTGAAACATTAAAATAATGTGGGTTCCATCTCTTTGCGCTTTTCCAAAACCTTTAATTCTAACTTGGCATTAATGGCAAGGTATTCGTTATAGGTACGGAAGGAGATTTTGTAAACAGGGAAAATATAATCTTCGTAGATGCGTAGTTGAGTTATACCGATCGACTTGTACTTAAGCACAATTTCCTGAATGTCGATTATCCGTTGAAGTAAATTCCGGCGGTTATAACTCATTTTATCTTTGGCTTTTCACAAAGGTAACAGCCGTATGTATATATGTCAAGCAAAAAATAAGGGCTACCCATTGGGCAGCCCTTATTTTAAAATATTTTATAGTGTCTAAATATTCTTCACTTATTCAAAGGGAGCATGCATCTGTCTAAAAACCTAAAAATAAATCAGACAATTTAAATTTATCAGCATCAGAATAGTAATAGAATCCTTTTTCAAATTCAGTATATCCTTTGTGCCCAATAATCTTTCCATAATCGTCAATTAAAAAATCAATTCCAGTATGAATACCTATATTACCAAATTCAGCATCGTTTTTATACCTTTTTTGAGTTGAATTAAGCATCAAAGAAACTTCAGCAATTGGGGCTTTTCTTTTTCCATAGTTATGAATCTTGCCGTCTTTAAAATCTATACTGTCTATCAATACCGAAATTTTTGAAAATGCTCCGTCTTCAGGAATTTGCCGGTTTGTGTATTCTCGATTAAACGCCTGAAAATAATTGAAGATTACGTCTCCTCCTTTTTCTTCGCAATATGCCATTATGTTTTTACGAACCAAATCAGTTCTATCAGTTTCGTTCAGTTCTGATAGTTGTTTTATGCTTTCCTTTTTTATCGATGTTCCCGAACTGCACGCAACCATCATTACAATAGTTACCATTAAGACGATGTTTAAATACTTTTTCATGATCATTTACTTTACTCTTTAATGTTATTTTATTTCTCTCTGAAAAATAGCAAAGTGCGCCGTTAGGCCAGATTGCAGCTGAGGCACTACAGCAATAAGCTGCCAACCTTCCTGCCCTAGTTTATTTAGCACCTCAGTCTTACCAAGCATGTAGATAACTTCTTTAAATTCGTACTTTTTCATTTTTTGATTTTTGGTTTTAATAATTTTTGTTAAATATAAAAACATTTAGTTATCGCCAGGCTATTTAATTTTCTCCATTTTGTCCAGCAGCTTCTTGGCGTACTTTTTGGTGAAATTGCCGCCCTTGTCGTTCACCGCTTCGGCCTGGCTTAGTTCTGCTGCGGTATTGCATCTTTCTTCGAAATAGTTGGAAAACCATGTCATTACTTTCGGAACATCGAGCGATTCGTAAAAAGTGCCATAATCGCCATTAATTGCCGCATTAAACACAAAATTAATATCAGCAACCGTTAGCATCGCATACTTCGAAACCACGCGTTCGGCAATCGAATCAATCTTTGTAGCATTAAGCGGACGGGCAATATTCACCAGTTCGGTAAGCTGTAACAAGTAAGCTTTAATCAAAGCCTCCACTTTTTCTGATCCATTGGCTGATTTGAGTTTGCCCAGGGTAGGATATTCACCGGCCAGCTTCAGCAGATCAGTAACCGAACGCACGGCCTGCAATTCTTTATTCAGTACGCTAGGCAAGCAAGTCGCGAGCGATCTGGGCGCGATAGTCGGCACTGATGCCCCCTGTGTTGCCGGGGTTACGTTTGATTGAGGTAGTGATTTCATTGAATTTTTTATTGATTACGGTAAGAGAAAAAGCATTGTTTTTGTACCAATCTGGCAACTTGCTGATCAAAGCTTCAAAGGTTTTGATTATTTGCTCGTCAGATTCAACCGATAGAGCTTCAATCTTTTTGATGATTGCCGCCAGAGCCACACCATCCTTCGCAGAAAAAGCATAAGTCAAACCGGAAAAATCGGAATAATACTGATCGAAAATTCGTTTGCATTGACTGAAAACAGTCTGCTTATCTGTTTTTCTTTCGGTGATCTCTACACCCAGGGCGGAGGCCAAAGCCTCGCGCAATTTTTGCTTCGAAGCGTGAGGGTTTCGCAATATCCGGAGTAAATCTTCGCTCATAATTAATTGTCTGAAATTTGACTAAATCCGTTTGATTTGTTCCAGGCTTTTGTTCCTGCATTTCCTGCTGATTTTTGGAAATTTGCTTCGAGTCCCCTGAATTGCTTGATCAATTCGTCGAGTTCGTCGAGCGTGTATTTATTGAGCCGTTTCTTCAGGATGCTTCGGGCTTCCATAAAAGCATTAAACTTATCGAAGTTAGTACCTTCATGAATACCTGTGCGCTGTGCTATTGCCAGTACTATCGCCCGTTTTTCCTTTAGCGCAATTTTTTCGGTTAACTGGCTTGAGGCCTGTTCTATCTTATTTAAATGATTGACAAGATCGGTGAGTTCGAGATCGTATAATTCGCGGGTGCTTTTTGTCCGGCCATTGGTATAAGAATAGATGAGCTCGTGCCTTGAATCGGCGTCGAATCCTTTTTTCGTAAGGATGGCCATCAATTGACGGTGTTTTGATTCGTTCATTGCTGCTTATATTCAAGTTCTGTTATTTGAATTTCCTTTTCAGCCTGTAGCCAACCGGGGAAGCCTCCAAGGTTCTTGTCATCGATGTACAGATGTGCATAGATTTTCCGGCTATTATTGTTGTACAACGCCGATTGCTCCGGGTGGTTGTCGTTTACCCGGTTAAAGCTGATTCCTTGGGTAAGCATCCAGTTAATAGCCTCCAGTGCCTGTTCACCCGATCGGCAGGTATTGATGATGATGTAATGATCCGATTCATATAATCGGTTAATTACCTCCTTGGCGTATGGCTGTAATCCGTCGATATTCGGGAATTTTCCTCGGCAGATAGTGCCGTCAAAGTCGATTGCTATAATCATATTTCAGAATTGTTTGATTTTGGTTGTTTTCCTATATGGGTGTAATCATTGCTTCCAGCAACTCTCTCTCTGTTTTAAAAGTCTCTTTTGCTTCATCAATATTGCCAATTGCGAATTTCACGCCACCTCTGAATGTATGTTTTTCAACTCTAACGCCTTTTATAAGAGCCATATAAAACCGCTCATAATTAGTTAGACTTCCGCCACTGAAAAACAATTTCCATTCAATTTTTATAATATCTTTCATAATTGTTATTTTTTTGCTCATGACTTAATATTCAATTTCAGCGTTCCAAACTATAATCTGTCCATCAAACTCATTTGAGTTGAACCAACATTCGAAGTCTTCACAGGAAAGGCCATCGTTCATCGCGAGCTTCTCAAGCTCTTTAAGGCCGTACACTATTCCATTTACAATAAAATCGGATTTGGATAGTTCAAAGTCAAAAGTCTTTTCTACTAAAACAGAAGGTGCTATCTGATATTTTACACTTCGGTACGGTAGTCCCGTCCAAATCTTTGGAGTGAAATAATCTCCAGCTTTAAAGTTGTGACCTTTGCGGATGGTGTGACTTTTGAAACCAACAGTATCGAGAATTGATCGGTTGACAAACCTATCATCGAGTCTTGAAATTGGTGCTTTTCGGTCTGCAATAAGCTGTTTTAGCATTTGTTCGACAAAATAGGTTGGTTCGCCTTTGCGTGGGTGATAAGCCGGAAATACGCGGCTAAACATGATTTCTTTCATGAGTTAATTCGATTAAGTGAATTTAAATCGTTCGTTTTCTTCAACTATGGTAGTTGTAAATGGAAATCCGTCTTCAGGAACTTGCTGTATCATTTCAAGCAATCCACAGGCTCCTGTGAATACTATTCGACTTTCTTCATTAAACGTAATTTGAAGCTTCAGGCATTTAGCTGATCCACCTTTAAAGCACTTCGAATCGTCGATCTTAAAGTGATGAACTACGATTTCGCGGTTAAGTATTTTCGATATTTTTATTTTGTCGCCAACAAAGGGCTGAGAGGTGATCTTTATATCGAACTGTTTAAAGCTTTTCATTGAGTAATTTTTTCATGAGATTTTTACTATTGCAATGCGCCGCCCAACCGTTATAGCTGGCTATCGACTTTGCATTTCTATTTTTCTTCAGCATCCGTGCAAAATTCTGTTTAATGGTTTTTCGTAAAAGTGTGTGCGTGTGATAAAAGACATATCCAACGAAATCAATTCCCCTTTTTTCGACCGGAAAAACTTGGTAGTTTTCTTTAACTGTCAACTTCAAATTATCCTGAAGGTATGTTCTGATTTCAGCAAGTAAACCGTGTAGATAAGGTTTGGAGTCGGAAAGGATCACCAGATCATCGGCATATCGAAAATAGTAGCGTACCCGCTTGTTTTCCTTCAGCCAGTGGTCAAAGTAGGTCAGATAATAATTGGCAAAGTATTGAGATAAATAATTTCCTATTGGCAAACCTAACGTACTATTAATGATCTCATCAAGCAACCACAAAAGGTCAGCATCTTTAATCTTCCGGCGCAGCAATTGTTTTAAGATGTCGTGATCAACATTCGGGTAAAACTTCTTAACGTCCAGTTTCAAACAATAGCGGGTATTTTCAACATCATTTAAAGCCCGTTTAACCGCCTTTGCAGCGGCATGGATACCTTTCCCTTTGATACAACTGTAAGTGTCAGCCGTAAAAGTTGAGACAAATACAGGCTCCAAAACATTCATGACGGCGTGGTGTAGAATACGGTCAGGGAAATAAGGCAGCCGGAAGATGATCCGTTCTTTTGGCTCAAAGATTGTGAATGTGGTGTACTGAGACGTTTTATAAGTTTTGCTCACCAACATCTCGTGCAACTGATTGATGTTTGCTTCGCGGTTGCGATCATGCTGAATCACTCCAGGTTGTTTTGCTTTTCCTTTTCTGGCAATATTATCAGCCAATTGGAGGTTTTCAATACTACAGATACGCTCGTACAGGTTGTTGACTCGTTTCATGCCTTTGCTTTTATGAGATCGTTTTCGCTTCAGCTACCAACGCTCTCTTAAATTTGTTGTTTTTTGCCATGTGGGCAGGGTTTATGCTGCGAACTATGCAATTGCGCGAACTGACATTCGTATTCGTGTAGTTGTAATTCGAATTCGAATTCGAGAAACTGGAACCTGAAGACAAAACTGACAGCACTTGCAGCATACAACCTTATTTTATTTATTCGGAATACAAGAAGTAATCGACGTACTCAGCCTCAAACTGCTCGGCTATATATCTGGCCTTTTCTGACGAATCGGTGCAAAGGCGCGAACCGACATCCGTAACCGTGCAGTCGTAATGCGAAGTCGAAACCGAGAAACCGGAACCCGAAGACAAAACCCCAAACCAAGGGAAGTGCTTTTGCTGATCGTCATCATTCCAATCAGGCACCCATCCGTTATTGATAGCTTTATAGATAATCATGAGCTTATAAGCGGCTATCAATGGCTTTCTAAACTCCTCCGGGATCATTGAAAGATCAGGAACGGTTGTAGGATCGATGTCGAGATGTGCGCAGGCATCTTCGAAAGTTTTGATAGTCCTGAAGTCAAACTTTACGGCTTCTTTCTTTTCATTTTTTGTTGTTGTTGTCATGTTCTTAGTTGTTGATGGTTAAAAATTGTTTGTATAATTCAGTGAATTGCTTTGCGGCATAGTTGCTTTTTGCTTCAGACTCAAAGCAAAGGCGCGAACCGACAGACGCACCCGTGTAGTGGTAATACGAAAGCGAACTCGAGAAACCGGAACCCGAAGACAAATTAAACCACGGCCAATATTTGTACTGGCTTTTATTGTCCCAGTCAGGAATCCAGCCTTGATTGATTGCCTTTACAACAATTTTCAGTTTTTTGTAGGCAGCTTCATCCGGAGTATCATTTTTATGAGTCACCGTTTCAGGATCAATACCCAATTCCTCACAGGCATCTTCGAAGGTTTTAATGTCTTCAAAACTCCTTTTCTTGAAAAGGTCATCACCAAACGTTTCAGACAATATTTTCTGAAACCAATTGGGGGCATCAGGGTAAAGCTGTTTAGCTGTTGTTTTTTTAACTGTTAATTCCATAATTGACATTTTTAATGATTATTGATATTCAAATAATTTAAGTTGCTGTTTGTCTTCTACCTTTTCAGGGGGGGGGCAATCTTTCACTTTTGCTCTTGTTTGATGAAACCGGGATGAAACATTTGAAATACCAATCGTCATGCTCTGAAGTGTCAATTTCACCAATAAACTTATCACCGAAATCAGGTGATCGTTTTATCTCAAAGTTTGCACACCCGTTAATCCTGGTTATTTCTTCATTTATTTGCTGTCCCAATCTGTCCGGGTCAATAACCTTTAGCGTTTTCACAAAAGGATTTAAATTGTCTTCAGTACCACGCCGTAAATGAACCGGCAATTTCATTGATCTTTTCTTTTTATAATCGGGTATTCCTTGAGGCTTAAACCGATTAATTAGCTTGATTCTGATCGTGATTTCCATCTTAATCTGTTGTTTCAAGACCTGTAAAAAAGTCACCATGAAGCTTACATTCTTTGATAAATATCACTTCTTTGGTAATCTTAGGTTCTTTAGTTGGGTCAAATGATTTAATGACTTTTTCGATAGCTTGATCCTTTGCTTTGGTTGGATTTCCGGCAAAAGACATTCCTCTGTATGTAATACTCGAATATCGAACTGTGGCCGTAGCTTTTGGCTTAACCGTAAGCGTGATGGCGTAAGGTTTAATTTCGGCTTTCTTACTCATCGTAGTCGGTTTCTTCTGATTCGTCATCATCTTCAGTATTTGGCCTTTCTATTGGCTTCAAATTAGACGGAATCTGTTTGTTTACATCATCTTCGAAGTAGGGGAAAACGTCAACAATATTGCTCAGAGTAATGCTTGTCACCTGATAAGGAACCAGGATATACGAAAGGCCATCCTCCAAGCGTTGAAGGGCTTGTTTAATATCATCGGCGGCAACCAAAAAGTATTGGTTTATTTTCTTCTCTTTCCCAGCATTTTCGTCAATGGTTACGATAGCAATCTTTGCTTTGTACCACCATTCACCACTTTCGTGTGGAAACACTTCAATAATGTTCGACGGTGTGATTTTCTTCACAACAAATTCGCCTCTTACCATTGTTTGAATTTGCTGAACGATCCGCGCTTCAGCATCGGTATAACTAACCGCATCCAACAAATAAACCTCACTCACTTTGCGCTCGCGGCCATCATCGTCAATTTTGACATAGGCCATTTTACATTCAAACCAATTTTGCATTTTTCTAAATTTTAAGTTGTTGATGACATTTTTGTCATTGAGCCGAATTGGAGAATCGAACTCCAGACTCTCAGCCACTCCGGGAAAACACTCCGGCGGCTTACCGATCTGCCACTGATCTAATCCGGCGGTTTGCCCCCGAGCACTCGGGGGCTGTCATTAAAATGAATGTGGTTTCAATCAATCACGAAAAAACCAGTTACTATTTTAGAGCTATATCAGTTTTTCAACGGTTGCCCCAAATGGGAAAGGTGCGCTGGTGATAGATAGCGGTAAACTAAATTTAACGCCACTGGTAGGGTCTTTTTCTGTCACTTCAATAAAGTAGCTTGTTTCAATAGGCTTATAAGCTTCGCGTATGATCTTAACACCTTCCGACAATTCAACATCACCAATCCGG